CTGAAAGATGCTGGAGTGTATAGCAGAGTCGACATTGACGGTGAATCAACAGAGTTTTCGTTTACAAGATTTTATGTGCCATTATTAATGAATTATGAAGGAACAGCAATGTTTTGTGATAATGATTTTTTATGGAGATGTGATCCAATGGAGATGAAGATGTGGTTAATGAACAATGATATAGCTGTTGTTCAACACGAGGATTATAAAGCTATTGGCACTAAAATGGACGGTAAAGAAAATAAATCATATCCAAGAAAAAACTGGTCAAGTCTAATGTTATTTGATTGTAGTAGATTAAAACATTTAACAAAAGAATATTTAGATAATGCTACGCCATCAGAGTTACACGAGCTTAAATGGGCTGATAAAATAGGTAGTATACCTAAAGTTTACAATTGGTTAGTTGGTATATATAATCAAGCTGATTGTGGTTGTGGACCAATTAAAGCATATCATTATACAAATGGTGGACCATGGTTTGATAAATATAAAAATGCAGAAAAATCTTTAGAGTGGTGGAAAGTATACGAGAGTTTGTAAAAGATAAATCAGTATTATTTGTTGGTAACTCAGTTGAGATCATGGAGCATAATCTCGCTGAGTTTATTGACGGATTTGATATTGTAGTTAGATTTGGTAGAGCTATAACTCTAAACAAAAGACAACAAAAACGTGTTGGTAAGAAGTGTGATATATGGATAACAGGACAGTTTAGAGCTCCTGAGTATCGTAAGAATAAAGAAAACTTTGAAACAGGTAAGTATAAAAATACTAAGATCTTAGTTAATAGATGTAGAGGTAATTTTGTATTGAAAGACTGGAAGTTAGAAGAACACTTACCAGATATGCCATATGAGTTTATGTATTCAGATCAGGAAATTATAGATCTTATGAAAAATAGGTTTAATAGAGATATGCTAGATACTAAAGAGTATAGACCTAGTGCAGGATTTATAAGTTTAATATGGTTTATAGAAAAAATACAGACATATAAAAATTTATCTTTAATAGGTTTTGATTTCTTTTCAAAACAAACAAATGTTAAACCAATAGATAAAAGAGGTTTTAGAAGTAATTGTAGACCTCATAGTTGGCATTTACCAGTATATGTATTAAACAGACCTGCTCATGATAGTGACATGGAAAAAAATTATGTTAAAGGTTTAGTTGATAAAAAACTAATTCACTGGTATATATTAAGTGATTTAGAAAAAGGTGAGATTAAATATAAGGGTTGGATGAAAGGTGAAAGAATAGTATCTTCAATACCTAGAAAAACTAAAATATCTAAGATTTAATTTTTTCAACAGCAGATATACCGAAACAACCTAATGTAACCCATACAAATGAGTTGTACACTACTTCATTAATAATAAGATCTTTTTCAGCTATTACACTAGTTAATAAATCTGCTACAGCAAATAACACCATTACTACAAATGATGCAAATCCTATTACGTTTTTCTCGTTAATATCGTTTTTGTCTTTAAATAAATTCCACATTACTCACCACATTTTTTAGATGGATCATCTACTCTTCTCCAGTCTTCTTTTTCAAACCAGTCACGTAACGTAGCACCTTTCTTTCTAGCACCACTTACATTTGTTTTCGATGATCTTTTATATTGACCGCTAGCGCCTGAAGATCTTTTAGCGCTAACTAATTGTTTTTTCTTATCAGCTGACAAGCTGTCTATTTTAGCTTTTGGCAGACAAGTTTTAGTTGTACCACCACCCTTTTGTTTTTTTACAGGTGATGATTTACGACAACTACCTTTTGCACCTTGTGCAGTACCCGGTACTCTTTCATAGCCTTTCCAACACTTCATGGGTGATGCAAGATTAGGACTTATATGTTTGTACGGATGTGCCATTATACTTTACCTTGTGTACATCTAACACCCCAACCAGAAGCGTAAGCGCTAGGCCATACTTTAAATTTCTTTTTAGCTCTTGCTTTACATGAAGCAGAGATCTTACCCATTAAAGGTGATTTAGGTTTTAGCTTAAATGGAGATTTTTCCATAGCTTTATCTACTACCTTACCAGCTACAGCACCTGCAACAGCACCAGCTATTGGACCCATTTTAGCAGGAGATTTTTTCTTACCATATACAGTTACGTTTGGACCATCAGTATCATAAACCGTAGCTTCATTTTTCATCATGTCTTTTTCTGACATTCTACCAGCAACAGCAGCTTCAGCTTGTGCTTTCTTTTTTCTATATCCTGCCATTTGCTCAGCAGCTTTATTTTTATATGGCTTTCTGTTTTTTCTAGCCTCGTTTCTAATATCTTCCTGAGTTTTTCTTTTCTTTCTAAGAGATGTAGGCACCATCTTTGCAGGAGATTTTTTCTTTTCAGCCATACTCGCGTGAGCAGCTTTTTGTTGTTCGTAATTTTTATATCCCATGATTTATATATTTAACAGTTCCATCTACGTCTAGCAGCTCGACCTCTTTCACCGGTCCAGCCTTTTGATCTAGCGCAAAACGATTTTCTTCTTTTAGCAGCTTTACTACCAGGTTTAAGCTTTGATGGCTTAGTTGTTACTGCTGTTTGTAGTTTACTACCTGGATTTTTTCTTTTGTACTCATCAACCCCTTTTTGTGTCATACCACCACCTGCATCAGCACCAGTACCAGTTGGATTAGCTTTATTAAAGTTTTTACCTGGGCCAATAGTTTTTCTAGGCTCATTACCTTTTTTCAAAGGAGAACCACCATCTTGCATGTAAGTTCTACGTCTACCGCAGCTAGTTACAGGAAAAGGATTATTCTTTTGTACGTACATATTAATTTTTTCTAGGATTAACTGGTGTTGAAGGTGGTGTTATCGATCCCGCTGGTTTGATAGCCGGCGGATTTGGCGTAGTGTTATTATTGTTATTATTATAATTACTATTACCATTATAAATAGGTTTAGGTGGGTTATACAAATGTGGGTGATAGTATGGTTTATCCCATCTAGTGTAATAACCACTATAAGGTCTATACCAATCATATCCCACTACATTATATATTACATTTGGTTTTATATCTTTAAGAGGTATTTTCAATGTATCACCTTCTTCTGTTAAAGCTAATACATGAGTTACTTTTGGTCCTTTACTTTGATAATAATAAGGTGAACAACTAGCTATTAGAAATATAATAAGACAAGCCACTATCATAGCTATAAACTGTACTAACCATTGTCCTTTACTTATATTTCTCATATTACCATATATTTTGTTTTACCACCTTCGCGGTAAGCTTTTAAACATCTTTTTCTATTAACTTCTGGATTAACATAGCTAACATGTACCCAGTCAGGATTTTGATCTGATCCAAATTCCCATATCATCTGATCGTAATCTAAATTAGCTTTGATCCAATCAAACATTGCAGCATTAGAAGCATGTCCATATGTATCATCAATATCAATTGCTTGTCCGTGACAATGTTGTGATTTAGCTGATCCACCAATAGCTTTGTTAAGTTCAGGTCCACGATAGAACGAATTGATCTTTATAGGACCTCCTACGTGCATTCTAAGAGGCTCAAATACTTTTTCGCATATAAGCTTCATGTTTTCTAAATGAGCGTCTGTAGGATCATTTTTTAAACCTAGCCTTAAAGCTGTTATACTGTGTACACCTTCTTTGTAACTTACGTGTTTACTTAATCTTTCCATCTAATTTATCTTTTACATGATTAAACATATCAGCACCAATTTTTTCACCAAGATCAGAGTCAGATTTAAAATGTGCTCTACCAACTCTTCTACTCATTGATATATCTTTACCTTCTTTTTCAAAATCAGCTCTATGTTTTGGGTATAGTTTACCCAATGCTTTACCTATTAAAACACCTTGCACTGAATGTCCTGATGGATATGATGGTGTTTTCATTGAATCCATTTCAATATCTTTTAGCTCCATACCAAAACTAGGAGCTAAATGCTTTGGTCTTGGTCTTCCAAAATGTTTTTTTAGTTTTAATATACTCGGTGCGCTATCAGTTATTAAACCTTCAACTAAATCTTTAGGATAAGGTAAACCATTTTTAGCTGCTACTTTTTTAAAA